TGTCGCGGCGCGCGCCATGTCGACCCCGTAGACCCCTGTATGCCCTACGCCGACCCGGACAAGCGCAAGCAGGCCAAACGCGACAGTGCTCGTCGCCGCCGGGCCCGCGAGGCCGCCGCCGCGATGCCCGACCGGTTGCCGGAGCCGCCGGCGCGTGACGAGCTGCTCAGGTTGCTCGGCGTTCAGGCGCGGCTCGGGCATGTGCAGGCGATCCGGGCGTTGTTGGAGGAGTCGCGTCGTGACGACAGCGAGGCCATGGCTGGCCCGGGCGCTGACTTCGGATTGCGGGCCGTCGGATGAACGCGGCCGACGAGTTCGCGCACTTCTGCGGCCAGTTGACGACCGAGCAGGGTCGACCGTTGCTGCTCGAGCCGTTCCAGCGCCGATTCCTGGCCGGCTACTTCGACGGGGCGCGCGAGACGCTGGTGGTGATTCCGAAGAAGAACGGCAAGACGACCGCGATTGCCGCGCTGGCGCTGTATCACTGTCTGTTCGGGCCGGCTCGCGCTGAGTGCGTCGTTGCTGCGGCGAGCCGCGAGCAGGCTGGGATTCTGCTGCGGCAGGCGAAGGGGTTCATCGATCGCTCGGAGAAGCTCGCTAGGTGGTTGACGGTCCAGGATCGCGAAATCCGCACGCGTGACAAGCGCTCGCGGATCCGGATTCTCGCCGCCGATGCTGACACCGCCGACGGGGTGCTGCCGACGTTGGCGATCGTCGACGAGCTACATCGTGCCAAGTCGGCGGACGTGTACGCGATCTTCCGGGATGGCCTCGGCCCCCGTGACGGGCAGATGATCACGATCAGCACGGCGGGCGACAGCGAGGCCAGTGCGCTCGGCGAGCTGCGCGCCAATGCCCGCCGCCTGGAGTCGCTGCGTCAGGATGGCAAGCACCGGACCGCGCAGAGCGTGAATGGGCAGTTCGTCTATCACGAGTGGGCGCTGGATCCCGATGACGACCGTGACGACCTCGACGTCGTCAAGGAGGCGAATCCGGCGTCATGGCAGACGTTGGAGGAGTTGCGGATCCGGCATGACTCGCCGTCGACGCTGCCGTGGGACTGGGCCAGGTACGCGTGCGGAGTGTGGATGGGCGCCGATGCGTGGTGGCTGCGCGGCGAGGACTGGCAGCAACTCGAAACGCAGGAGCGCATCCAGGACGGTGATCGTGTCACGGTCGGATTCGACGGTTCACGCGTTGCCGACGCAACCGCGCTGGTGATGTGCCGCATCGAGGACGGGCTCCTGCAGCCCGCCGGTGTGTGGGAGGCGCCGGGCAATGGTCACTGGGAGGTTCCGGCCGGCGAGCTCGACGCCACCCTCAACGATGTGATGACCCGCTATCGCGTTGTTCGCGGGTATTTTGATCCGCCGCTGTATCAGTCGGAGATCGACGTCTGGGCGCGGGAATACGGTGAGCAGGCCGTGATGCGCTACTACACGCAGCGCGCGCGCATGATGGCGGCGGTGGAGCGCTTCCGCACCGACGTCACCGTCGGCAAGATCCGGCACGCAGGAGACCCGCAGCTGACGCGCCATGTCCTCAACGCGCAGGTCCGTGAAGCTCGCGGCGGCTACTGGCTGGCCAAGAGCCGGCCGGCAAGCCCAGACAAGATCGACGCTGCCGTCGCCGCCGTGCTCGCCTACGAGGCGCGCGCCGACGTGCTCGCCGCGGGTGGCCAGCGGCCGCGCGGGAGTCTGCTGACGTTCTGATGAGCGACACCACCGTCACCGCCGATCTGACCGTCGACCAGCTGCTCGAGGCCCAACGCGACCGGCTGCTGGCCAAGCTCGCCGTGCAGCGCCGGCACTCAGCGGTGCTGTGGGCGTGGTACCACGGCGAGCAGGACAACCCCGTCACCCCAAGCCGCTACCGCGACGCGTACAAGCTGTTGATCGGGATGGCGCGCACCCCGTGGGCGCGGCTCGTCGTTGACACGATCGCCGAGCGGCTGCACGTGCAGGGCTTCCGGTCATTGGAGGCCGAGCAGGACACCGAGGCGTGGCGGCTGTTCAACCAGTCGGCGATGAACGCCGACGAGCGGCTCGTCTACCAGGAATCGCTCGTCACCGGGCTCGGCTACGTCAGCGTCAACGGGGACGGCGAGCTCGCGCCGGAGTCGACGTTCGAGGTCACGCACGAGCCGCAACCGGGCTCTCGGCGCCAGCTCGCCGCCGCCCTGAAGGTGTACCCGGCCGACCCGGAATGGCGCCTGTGGGCATGCGAGCTGCTGCGCCCGGACGCGACCTACCGCTGGACCGCGATCCTGGCCAGGCCGCTGGCCTCGGACTCGCTGTTCCCGATCGACGTCGATCTGGACATGCGCGACCGGCTGGACTGGCAGCCCGCCGACCCCTACGTGCAGACCAACCCGCTCGGCGTCGTACCGGTGGTGGCGTTCGAGAACCGCGCCACCATCCTCGGCGGCGGCGTCTCAGAGCTCAAGGACTGCATCCCGCTGCTGCAACGCATCGACCGCTTGACCTTGGACATGCTGCTCGCCAGCGAGTACTCGAGCTTCCGGCAGAAGTGGGCGACCGGCCTGGAGGTCCCCAAGGACCCCGACACCGGCAAGCCCGTCGAGCCGTTCAAGGCCGCCGTCAACCGGCTCTGGATCTCGGAGAACCCCGACACCAAATTCGGCACGTTCGACGCGTCGGACCTCGGCGGCTACCTCAGCGCGATTGATTCGCAGATCGCCGCGCTGGCCGCGATCAGCCGGGTGCCGGCGCACTACCTGCTGCAGTCCAACCTCGCCAACCCGCCGTCCGCCGAGAGCCTGGTGGCGGCCGAGTCCGGGCTGGTGGCGAAGGTGCGCGAGCGCCAGCGCCGGTTCGGGGAGGCGTGGGAACACGCGCTCGCGCTGGCGCTCGACGCCACCGGCAGCACGCCCGGTGGGATGGAGGTTGTCTGGCAGGACGCCGAGATGCGCAACCCCGCCCAGGTCGCCGACGCCGCGGTCAAGCTGCAGACGATCGGCGTGCCGCAGCGCGCGCTGTGGGAATACGTCGGCGCGACACCGCAGCAGCTCAACGAATGGACGCTGGAGGCGGCCGCGACGGACCTGACAACCCTGGCCGGTGGTCCGGGTGGCGGCGGCGGACCAACGGCATAGGGTCGCGCAACAGCGGCTGCAGGCCGCCGTTCAGGCCGCCATCATGGCCGTCCTGATGACTCTGCGCGATCCGGGAACCGACGAGGCCGCCGCCGTCTACGCGACGCAAGCCACCCGCATCGTCGGCGGCGCGCAACGCGGCTCCGCCCGCCTGGCGATCGGGTACATGCACCTGGTCTCGCCCCAGGCCCCCGGCACCCCGGCGCTGCTCGACCGCGCGCTCGCCGGCACGCTCGTCACACCCGACTCGCCGGTCGCCACCAGCCCGCTGCTGCGGCTGCTTGCCCGGCTCGCCGAGGGCGATGAGGAGCCCGTCGCCCGCCAGGCCGCCGGCAGCTACGCCGGCGCCCTGGCCACCGGGGACGTGCAGGCCGCGCAGCGCGGCGGGCTCGAGGAGGGCGCGCGCGCCGGCGCGCGCCGGATCCGCGGGTGGCGCAAGGAGCTTGCCCCCGACCCGTGCGAGTGGTGCGTGACCATCGCCGCCGGCGGCGGCCGCTACCACAGCCCGGACACCGTCCCGTTCCATCAACGCGATCACTGCGGCGTCGCCCCGGTGTTCGCCGATCAACAGGAGGCCTGATGGCCAGCCAGCCCACGCTCGCCCCCGTCCAAGGCGACTACGTCGACAACCGCCCCGCCGAAGAGCAGCCCGGCACCAGCGAGCACCTCGGCGAGAGCCCGTACCAGGGCGCACCGTACCCCGAAGAGCCCGCCGCGCCGGCCGCGCCCAAGACGAGCAAGAAGTCCAACAGTGACAGTTGACGACAACGGCCAGCAGCCCGACCAGCCGGAGCCCGACCAGCCGCCCGATGGTGAGCCCTCGGACCCTGACCGCGAAGGCGAACTGCGCCGTGAGGTCGTCCGGCACCGCCGCGAAGCCAGGGCCGCGCAACAGGCCACCGACGAGCTCCGCGCCGAGCTCGAGCGCATCCGCGTCGAGAACGAGAGCGCGCAGGAACGTGCGATCCGCGAGGCCGTCGAAGCCGCCGAGCAGCGCCTCACCGCCGAATTCGCGACCGAGCGACTCCACAACCGGCTCAGGGTCCGCGCCGCCGGCCGGCTCCGCGACCCCGAGGACGCAGTCCTGCACCTCGGCGCCCAGCTCGCGCCGGACGCCGACGACGCCGCGGTCGACGAGGCGATCGAGCAGCTGATCAAGGACCGCGACTACCTCGCCAATCCCGCCACCCTCATCGCCCCAATACCCGCGGATGGGCTCGTGAGTCAGGGCGCCCGATCGGGCGTACCGGCCCGCGCGGTGCGCGAGACCAGCCCCGACGACTGGATCCGCGCCCGCGCCCGCCGCCAACGATAGGTGTACAGTCCCACATAGAGCTGCCTGCGCGGACGGGGTCCGCCCGCAACTCCCATAAGCCGGAAGACGGGGTCAACCGGAACACCCCCTTGAAACCAAGGGAGCTCCGGCTGTGGCCAACGTCTACGAAAACCTGATTCCGCGCACGATGGCGCGGGACATCCTCGCCGTCACCCAGGAGCAGTCCGCCGCGCTGAGCCTGGGCCGCCGGATCGTCATGCCGTCCGGGCTGCTGACGATCCCGATCGTCAGCTTCCTGCCGGTCGCCGGCTGGGTGAACCCTCGCTACGGCGGCCGCAAGCCCGCGACCAAGGTCGAATGGACCGCGCAGAACGTGCAGGCCGAGGAATGTGCCTGCGTCCTCGCCCTGCCCAACGCGTTCATCGACGATGCCGGCTATCCGGTCTGGGATCAGGTCCGTGGCCTGGTCGCCTCCGCGATCGCCGAGACGATCGACAACGCCGTGCTGTTCGGGATCACCGCGCCGGCCGCGTTCCCCGCCGGCGGCATCGCCGGGATCGCCGGCGCCGCGCAGACCGGCGATGACGCGATCACCGCCATCGACGCGGCCGCTGGCAGCGTGGAGGCGTCCGGTGCCACGCCGAACGGGATCGCCGCCTCCAGCCTCATCGGCGGCGCGCTCAGGGCCGCCTACCGCGCCGCCAACGCGCTCCCGGACCAGGCGCCCGCGAACCAGATCTACGGATGGCCGGTCACCGTCGTCAGGGAGTGGGACTCCACCAAGGGCGACGCGCTCGTCGGCGACTGGAACTACCTGCTCGTCGGCATCCGCGAGGACATCACGTTCGACATGAGCGAGGAGGCCGTCATCCAGGACGGCACCG